ATGTTCTCACGTCTTATCCGTGGATGGGGTAAAGATAAAATGACGTACCCAGTCATGCGCGAGATTTTAACCGCCTCTTTCAGCTGTTATCACGACGATTTTGACAACGCTGTCGGTGAAACAGCCGCCTGCTATTTCGACACTAACGTCCTTTCAAAAGCAGATGCCCGCAATGAAATCGGTTCATTATTACGTATCTCTGACGATGAGGAACTAAAAACAACGTCAGAGCAGTTAGATTGCGATCATTTTCGTCCAGAACCATGGGGTGAAACATGGCGCATGTTTCCTGGAAAAAATTGCTAAGGCAATTCGATGGTAAGAACGAATAACCCTGACAGAGGGCTGTGAAATCGTTATTGTGATAAGATTTTAAGACTCGCAATCTATCTCAAGCCGCACATCAAGCTTGCCAGTTCCTTTCAACAAAACCCTCCGCCATTTGAAATTTAATGCGGTTCATTCCCTCTGAGAGCTTTAGTTTGCGGTACGCATTGTTCCTATCTAAGGACAAGCTGTTTACTGCGGCAGAACTGTTTACCGTAATGCTGTCTCTAAACCTAATTGCCAAGGTAATTAGCTGCGTGATTTTGGAAGCCAAAAAAACCTTAACGTTTATGATGAATAACCTGGTTTTGATAAATAATGTTATTAACATACTAATAAAAAACGGGAACCAACCGGCTCCCGTTCTCGTTTAACCCAAATTCTGGATTACATATTCGCGATAATCACGTCACCAAACTCTGAACATTTCAGCAGCTTAGCGCCATCCATCAGACGTTCGAAGTCATAGGTCACGGTCTTGGCAGCGATTGCGCCTTCCATGCCTTTAACAATCAGGTCTGCGGCTTCGAACCATTCCATATGACGCAGCAGTATATGATGAAAATTATGTTAATACATTGAATTATATTAACTTTTATCGAGTGCCAACACAAAAAAGCGACATAAAAATGCAACCAAAGATAGCAGTAATTACATATGGTTAACTTTGGTTTTGGGGAAGAAAAACGCAGCGTCTCTAACATGGTTTAGCTAATAACTGGAGGTTCTGGCCATTGGATATCCGGAGCTGTCGAAGTATCCACCCTGTTCAATTGTACCCTGTAATTTTTCCACTCCAGCAACATGTCACTTTCTTCATCTGTTGCCATGCCAAGATCTACTGCATCCTGTAGGGGGGCAATAGCTGCGTTGGCAGCGGCCATTAACTGAGATTTCTGATTTTCTGCTACGGCTACATAATCAGTTGGGATTTTTTCTATCAGCCCATCCGTATAACGCCAGGTACCATCGGCCTGACAATCAATCGGGTAATCTTCAACAACCATTTCGGAAACTGACATGTCTACAGGCCAAAGCATTGACACCGCGTATGTGTTATCTCGTTGTGGCACAGGCTTATCAACTACTGCCCTGATAACCCCTTGAGCGTCGTACATTATTTTAACTGTGTCATCAGAAAATAAAGCCTGGCATTCATACCAGTCCTGTCCATCTTCTGACTCAAGGAATACCACGCCGAGATTGGTTTCCAGCGTTGTTATAATACGATTTTTCGGAGTATCAACGATTTTAAAATTCTCTATTACCTGTAATTCCGGCATTAAACTGTCCCCCCAGTTACCGTATACCATGTGCTGCCGACTTTTTTCTGAAGAGGCGCATAAGTGACCCCGTCAAGGTTATAGTCATTGGCATCTTTGAAAACAGATGTTATTACGTATCCCGCTTTATTTGGCCAGTTACCTGATGTATTCCACGTAGTTATTTTTGTACCCGCCCCTAACTGTACATCGGATACATAACGAGCATCCGACTCTGATTTGGAATAAGCCCCCACATCATTAGCCGTTGGTTTATTTTTATCGTTGTAAAGATTGAATACGGTATCCTTATTTCGTACAGCGACTTTTGTGCCATTGCTTCCATTTTCTGGGACAAGAAGTTCACCATAGTTTCCACTCGAAGAAACACCTCCTGTTCCAATAATATAAACTGACCCATCACTTGCTTTATATTCACGAATTGCTGAAAACGTGGTGACCGGGAGTTTTGTTAAATCATTGGTCGAAGATACTGTAACAGGTAATGCGTTACTACCGAGTCCCATCCAACCTACAACAGGTATTCTTCCTCCGGTGGTATCAGTCATTGATGTAACAATATCTTTGAATGCGGCCGTACCTAACCCCGCATAGATCGCGCCAGGATTAGCCACGCTGAAGAATGTTTTGGTATTGTCCATCAAGCAAACCAGCGCAACGTCTTTGAGGATATCGTTCGCGGATAATTGCGCTTTGTTCCCCTTATACAAAGGGAATGTCCCGAGCACCCTACCGCCCATTATCAGTTGCAGCGTGGCGGCACCAGTATTGTTTTGGGTCGGATATATAACGATTGGCGTTTTAAGCACCCAATCCACGGAGCCGTTGAGAAAAAAGGTCGTTGGCAACTCTAGGGTCAATGCATTCGCCGAACCGCCAGCCGTGCCGGAAGTATAGAAACCGCTTTGTGCCTCAGCAATCTGGACAAAGCCATTTTCTGAGCCACGAGTGGCAAAGTTGGCTATCACATCTTTTAACGCCCAGCCCTTTGCAACAGTTCCCTCCTGACCACGGACGACCGTTAAATTATCACCGCTTACCGCGGTCAAATGACAGATTTCGAAAGCGGTTTCGCCGGAATCAGTAAGCGTAATCTTCGCATATTTTTTTAACGTAGTTGATTTATTGCTGAAATCGGAAGTAAGTAATGAGGCAAATAATGGGCCATCACCGGGAATTACCGGAATAGTCGTTTGACCTGCCGTGATATCCGAAGCCAGAGAGGAAACAATGTTATTACCGAAACCCAGTATCATTTTTTCACCATTCCAGTGATGAGAATTAATTGTTGAAATCGACGGTGAAGCTGTAGATAAAAGGAAGTTTTACGATCCCCTGCTCTATAGCTTCTTTTAGAAACTGCGCCACGTTATCGGAAGAATCAGGGAGCAGAATGGCGAATACGCCATTGTTGGGAACGACCGAAATATCGAAGGTGTCTGTTACTGGCGGGTCAATACCATTCGGTCCGCGCAAAAAACGGGCAACCCTTCTCTTTAGCCAATCGATACTAAACTGCACCCCATCTCCTTTATAAAAATTCCAGGTCAGGATCCGTTTGAAATAATCATCAACGACATAGGTTGTCGCTCCAGGTATGTAGTTTTTCATTCCAGCATACGGAATACGGTTGTAATCAATGGTGTTATAAGCCCCCTTAGAGATTGCATCCTGAGATACCTGAAGCAATGGCCGTGTTTCTCCGTAAATCCCCTCTACAACCCAATCAAGCAACTTTCCTGACAGCGACGCTGAAGGCCAATACGGTAGGTTGAGTGAATTAAGCTCGTCCAAGTATTCCTGAGCCATGTCGTTATATGCTTCGAAGAACGCGACGATATTCGGGTCGTCTCGGTACTGCACAAAGGGGTAGGATGGGATTATTTTCTCAACTGGTACTTCCATATTTTTCTACCTGAATCTGGCCCAGTGTCGTGGCAAAATAGCCGTAAGTGTCGCCGTATACCAGCTCGGTACTAGCCTCTGGAGGGACGATTGTTCCGTTAATGCCAACCTGAACGTCGATCATGGAGACAAGAGATTTTGGAATCAGTCCCTGCACTGCATCGAGGAAAATTTCCTTAATCTGGAGGGCATTGATCGGCTGACCAACGGCAATTGCTTCGATGTAATCAACCACCGGCTGCTGAACTGCATTTGATACCCCGGTAGGATCGACATAGTTGGTCGATGCGGTATTCCAAGTGATGTACACCGAAGCCGTTTGCGAGGTTGGTACGACATAAGGGATCTGATAACTATCTGGGTATACGTCGATTTGAACGGTTTTCTTATCGACTGGATTACCTGAGGGGTTACTGACGTCGTTTGTAAGCATTGAGATATCAGGTATCGCTTTATAGATGGCATAGGCCACCTCGTAAGGATCCCCACCACCAACAACTGCGACCCACTTCCCTTGGGAAAACTGCCTGTAAGAAATAAGGTTCTCCTGCACACCCTCAACTTCTTGCATCAGTGTTCTAAAGTAATCAGGAACGCCCTGCACGGCCTTCATCCCGGATTGCATTACCTGAGCACGGTAGGATGAATACGTCTGATCATCAAGCCCTGGCAACCCTGCTGTGAGGTTTGTGCAGGTGACAACATAGCTCTTCGGTACCGAGGTAATGATTTGCGTCACGGAACCCTCTGGTACCGCCCATGAGCCAGCAGAAGTAGCCAGGCAGTAAAGCGGTTCAGTTTGACCGCCAGTAGGCGTTACCGCATCCCTGACAACAGCGTATTGATTGTTCCCGTCGCCTACAGTAAACCCCTTCGGGATAGGGAAGCCCGGCGGCGCAGTGAAAACCACGTATACAGAGGTGTTCGTACCCATTCCCTGTGGAACACCGTAAATACTGCCAAGCTGCTTCAAAAGCGGAATATTGGCACCGTATGGACTACAGGAATTGATGAGGTCAACGCGAAGCTGGTCAATGAGAGCAACCGCCCCTGTTCCGGTCCCGGCCATATCAGCAATCAATCCAGCGGGAAGATTTGCGGTGTAACCAGGCACCCTAAATAACTGATCCTAATACCGCTACACTTTAGCCAGCCCATGTTTTCCCCCGGGGAATGGGCTGACGGTATTCATAAAGTGATGGACCTTTTTCAACAGTTGCCACATTGAACTGCACTGGTGATTTCGGGTTATTGTCTCATGAAGCGCCTGCCACAACCGTTCGACATGATTGACCCACGGCGAGTAAATCGGCTGGTAAATGACCCTGAACTTTGGGTTTGCTTTCAGCCAGCGCAACGTTTCACGGCTTTTGTGGATGATGTAGTTATCTACAATGAGCGTAATCGTTTTTGCACGCCGGTATGTCGCCTTCAGATGTTTTAACAGTCTGATAAATAAGGATGAACCTTTACTGTTTCCACCAACGTAGCTGACTTTTCCCGTACCGCTGTGCAGCGCACCGGCAAGATAGTACTTTTCATTCTGGCCCGGAGTGACAACTCGTTTTTGCTGCCCGCGTAACTGCCAGTCAGCACCGATTTTCGGGTTGAGATGAATATCCACTTCATCTTCGTAAAACACGGGGTTTTCCGCACTACATTTCGCCAGTGCTTCATGGATAGCGACCATTTTTTCTTCTTTGTGTGGGTCACGGATACGCAGTGTCGGCGCGGCTCTCCGCCATACCAGGCCGGCAGCAGGTAACCATCGCCGGATGGTTGAAGCATGTAGCGGACAACCGGTGATATCACGGATTTTTATCGCCAGAAGTTCGGTGCTCCAGCGGGAACGCTGATAACCAAAATCGCCGGGAGAATGCTTAACAAGCTCACGCAGCAATGCGCAAATATGTTCGAACGGCCAGCGCCTCCCGCGTCCTGACGGTAATGACTTCAGGCCTTCAGCACCAGACAGAGTGAACCAGTTAATCCAGCGACCAATCGATGAGCGGGCACAGCAGAGTGTTCTGGCAACATGACTGACGGTGTCACCACGATGCAGCATCAGCATGGCGGTGAGCCGCCGGGCGTGGTTTTTGTCCTTTGTTTTATGGATAGTTTTCTGCATCAGGCGTCGTTCGGTTCTGGGTATTGGTGCTATGATCGACATTGCTCAGTCCGGCTGGTGATTTGGGATATTCAGCGATTGATCAGATCGCATAAACCGGACTGAGTTCCCTCTAAGTGATCTACTATTCCGAGCAGTTATTTAGCGCTGACACGAGAGATTAAGCTAGCTAAAATGGTTTTGGGTGGCGTGGGCTGTGCTCCCGCCTCGGTCATGATTATGGGTAGATCGGACATATTCTCCCCTAAGGATAATTTATGAGAAATATTTTGATAGTTTTTCTACTCGCGCTCTCAGTAGCAGGATGCGCAAAAAAAGAAAATGTTCTATTACCCACTGGGTTTTATAGCGGAGGGCAAAAATTTGCATACTGCAAAAACCCTCAATTGTTTGATGCAACATTCATCAAATTCGTCAATGAAAACTACACCTCATCACTGAATACAACAGTTGAATCCATAGCTGAAATAAATGCAGAAAACAGCAATGGATACTCCGTACAAACACCATTGAAGTGCAATGGCGTTTTCAGCATGAAAGATGGTAGTTATTATAAGTTCAATGTTAAAGTTTCAATCCCAAAGCAAAACTCACCTCGCATTGATAGTTTGACGATGAATGAAGATAAAGAAAGAGAAATTACTGAGCATGAGAGCTTTGCCAATTCTTTTAATTCACCATCAATTCAATACTGCGAAGATTTGATGAGAAAAGTTAGGGAGTCCTACGGAAAAGCCCCACGTTGTATTCCGGTAATACAAAAAGGGATGAATGTAACTGAAAGTTCTGGCGTCGTTGGCCTCAGTGACGAATTAACAGGTAAAAACATATATTACTATATGAACATATTGCCGGGTCAACTCAATGGTGATTATTCATATAGCGAAAGAGAATTAAGCACCCTCATTACCATGATAAAATTCCAAGGGAAAGGGGTTTAAGGATTCAAACCGCTATTTCCTTTTGATAACTAACGCCGTTACGGAAAACCACGTCAATGTTGTACGTCGGGTTTTCCGCTCCATCGACTTTCGTAATCGCCAGCGAGGAAAAATACCCCGCGAATTGCTGTTGCGTCATGTTAACGTAGTAATCAGGGTAAATCTGCTGAACGATGGACTGCTGTGCCGGTATGCCATACTGCGCATAAAAAGGCGACTCACCAAGCCCGAGTTTTAACGTCTGGATTAGCGTCGTCAGCCATACGTACGACGAATCACCATTTTCGTCCGTCTCAACAACAACCCACATTTTGTTGCCGCTTGCATCAGTGACGCGCCCCCAGGTTCTCATGGTTACCCCTCTTTTGGTTTTTCAGACTGAACTGTACTGCCACCGCTCTGAACATTTTTAACATCATGAGGATGGTTCATCAGACTGATACCGCCTGCCACCACATCATTCGTGACGTCCATCGGGCCGATAAATTTGGCGGAAGTATCAGACATTTCGCCAGCATCCTGGACAATAGTGCCATTAAGATGAATGACTCCCCCGCCCAGATAAATATTTTTCGCGTTCAGATAAATGGCATCAGCTTTTTCTGTGATTTTCCCGGGTTCAATTGTGATGCTGCTTGCGCCATCCTCAGTTTTCAATATGGCGCCATCGGGCCCATAGAGTACAATTTTATTCGCATCCTCTTCCGACCATCCGGCGTTCGAGAGTGGAACGAAGAACAGTGGTACCAGCGACATCGAAAACGCCCTGCTCGCAATCCCGGTACCGAGTCCCGACACCCCGCGTAGAGACACATCGGCAGCGACCGTTACGCCCCTGTCACCAACCTGAATGGGATAGCGGATATAAGGAAAAGTAGCGATTGGGATCGTCACCTGCGGGTACTGTGTGCCGTCAGGGAACATATCGAACTGGACCGTGACAATCTGCCCTTTCACACCAACTACATGGCAAGGCAGCGACCGCCCTTTGACCTCTTCTCGGTCTTCGTTTTGTGCCTGAATCGTTGAGGACAATGCTTTTACGAAGGGATATTTTTGTGAGTCACTCATGTTGAATTTTTCGCCAGCGCGACGGCCTCATAGATGGTGTTCCATGCGTTATTGCTGTCAGGGTTTAAAAAATCTCCGACATGTCGCACGGAAGTGATCATGAATTTCCCGGTGAAATTCACCTGATTTCTGAGCATGGAAAAGGAACGTTCGGTGTTCACCGAAAGCAATGCGCTCGGCCCGGAAATAATGTCCTGTGGTAGGTTGACGACATCACCGCAGCGCAGATCGCCCCGAATTGGGCACTTGAAAGATACGCTGACCAGACCAATCCAGGTCGGCTGACCCACCAGTTCCTGCGGCAGTATCGCGATCCCATCTCCCGCCGCCGTCGTATTATCGAAAATGCGGATGACCTTGTTCTGCATCAGCATTTGCACTCCTGTGTAATCGTCGGTGTTGATGATGGAGAAAGACTGGCTACGGATGGCTGTTGCCAGTTGCCCGAGGCGGCTGTATACCCCAACCCCATCCTCTGCCAAGGTCAATTTGTCGCTGATAGCGATCTCGATGGCGAACTCAGGATATGCCGTCGTCAGCGCTCGCTGGAGTACAGCAGAAAGTGTTTCTCCTTTTTTACCATCGAGCGTAATGCTTCTTTCCTGCCCCGCGTCGTTCAGTAAAGGGCTTGGGTTGACGATCATGTTCAACGTCTGGTGTGTACCGACCCAGTTGGCATATTTATTGTAGATCTGCCCACTGATAATCATCCCCTGCTGATCTGGATTTGCCAGTGGCAGACCTTTAGAGAAGCCGGCAAAGACATTAACCTGGCAGCCACTGAGCTGCACGCTCTGACTGAGCATCGTGATTGGCAAACCAGAAATTACAATCAGCGTGCCGCTGTTCACAACGTCATAGCCGGTGATGAGTGCGTCGAATTCGATTTGTAACCCTCGCCCCGGCGTATCGGAGGTATCAAACGGACCAATTGGATTGCCGGCGCTATCCAGCGGTGTATTTCCGTCTTTATCCGTGATTTCTACTCGGTAGTAACGCATCAGGTAGCCTCGAACTGTTGGCTGCTGGCCCGAAAGACCAGCGCACCGGGTGAGCAAGGCAACGCCAGATTGATGTCAAAATCATCGGGCGATGCAACCATTGGCACATAACAGATCCCCCGGCCCTGACCGTCTGTCAGATTTACGTAGTAGCGGTTGGCATAGAGGTTATAAGGCACCTTTCCAAATACCTTTATGCCGCCGACCGTTGCCTGAAAGGTGAACGGTGACTGACCGTTTGGCTTGAAAGGAATTGTCATCATAAGCCGAACTCCTGTACCAACGTTTGTTTGACTCCTGACCATGACAGACCGCCCGGAGAAGGCATACCCGACTCAAATTTATCCATCAGGTTGCCCAGAGCAGCGTCCAACTGTGAGATAGTCAGTAGCGGTTGTTCAAACTCAAACTGCCAAGTGTGCTGAACCTGCTTATTTTGTTCAGAGAATCCCGATGTATCGATCAGTGCACGTAGCAGACAGCCAGTATAAATGAATGCTGGAGTAAGAACGGTATAGCTACCTCCGCTCTGGTTATGCATATCAAGAGCCAGCTTTAGCGCGGTGAAAGTCATGCTTTTCGTTGCATACCCCCCACCAGTAGTGAAAGCTGGGCGAATCATTTGCATAATCACCCGGTTAGGTTTGTTAACTACTGCGTTCGCGGCAGTCACTAGATTATAGAAATTGAGGTTTCCAATATCTTGCTGTACCAGCGTCGTACCGGCCATAGGAGTAAAAGCCCCTGTTTGGGTTTTACCAATATCACCATGCAACAACCCATCAGCTACACTTAATCCCTCAGTCAGTACAGCTATCGGTATAACGCCACCGGGAATATCAGCAGCGATGCCATCCACAAGTAGAATCGGAGAAATTTCAAAGGCCAGTTTGAACGCCTGACCAAAATAGTTCAGAGACATTTAGATCCTCGGAGCCAAAGTTATCCCTTTCACCTGAGCTGAAATATCGGAGCCAGGCTTCTGGTCAACCTGAAGAGTGATGGTGGCACGGTCATTTTTCCCGCCGCTGGATAGAACAGTATTTGCTGCTTCCAGTTGACGCATAATGCCCGGGTGTTGATCCGTAGCACCCTGTACTTGAGGTAGGATTTTTAACAGGTAATCGACGGTTTCTTTTTTTAGGCTAAGGTTACCGTCCTTATCGATACGCCCACCGTTATAGCTGGTGAGCATCTTCGCAACATCACCTTTGTACCGCTTATTCAGATCATTCAGATAACGGCCAGCAGCTACCGTTGACTTGTTCGGGTCATAGACATCATCCCCTTCTAGGCCATAGGCTTTTGCGGTACCAGGCATGAACTGGAATAGACCTGCGGCACCACTGGATTTGTTAAGTGCTAACGGATTCCATGAAGATTCTTTCTGAGCGATGGCAGACATCAAGCCATTTGGAAGATTCGCAGTTTTATTTGCTGCCTCCACGAATGTCTGTACGTTTGCCTTCATCGCATCAGGCATCTGGTATTTCGTATAAACATCGTCCTGCTTGAAATATTCACCGGTATATTGGTTTGTAAGCGGGTTAGCACCCGGAAGATTTCCACCGAGATATTTATTACCAAACGCCACAAAAGCAGGATTAGCTCCGTCAGCCCCAACACCAGCCCCATTAAGATTCACATCAGGAACGTTACCCGCGATCCACTTAATGGCTTGTCCAAGTGCCGAAATTATGGTTTTCACACAATCAGCAAACGTCTCAAGGTCAGTCTGAAAATCATCACTACCGAGCCAATTTCCAAGCTTTTGCAAACCACTAGCCAGTGTATCGAACAGCGCTTTGCCGTTTTTCCCATTAAGAAACTTATCAATGCTGCTGGTAAGGTTGTCGGAAATAAGTCCAATCGGGCCGCTGAGTTTTGCCAGTGCCTTAAGAAATGAATTCCCTATCCGGTCAGCGTTGTAGGCAAATTTTGCTGATAGATCCTGATAACTCTGCTGGGTGCCTCCCCCCATATTCTGATCAAGCTGATTCGCCTGGGCCTGATACTGTTTACTCAGTTCAGGTAGCCGGTCACTGTTCGCCAGTAACTGGTTGGCGGTCGCAACATCAACGATGCCACCAAGGCTGCGGCTATTGAGCACGGTCTGAGATACACCAGTCCCCTTGTACTGCTTAAGTAAACCAGCTACGCGCTCCATCAATACCGGCAAGTTCGCAGCAGCGCCATTCTGAGGATTTATCCCCAGGCTCATCAATCCTGCATATTGCGGGTTGGTCGGATCATTTTGCGCCGCTGCCAATGCCTGCATAATTGTGCTGGTGCCGGAAAATCGCGAACCATAGACGTTTTGCGCGGCCTGCATCTGACCGGTACTGACACCAAGCCCCTGAGACGATTTGTACTGCTCAGTAGCTCTATGAGCCATATAGCCGTATCCAAACGGCCCGGCCACACTGATAGCGGCAAGTTTCGCGCCCCAGGAGATTGTGGTGGTAAAGAGTCCTTTCAGCGTATTGGTGGTAGCACCGAGGGTTTTATTTATGAGGGTGAACGTTTTGAGCGTGCCCTGAGCCTCTTTGTTGAGGTTCTTTAAAAACTTGTCAAAGCTGGTATCACCGGTTGGTTTCTTACCAGCTTCCGGCACGTTATCAGGTGGCCGTTTTGCTGGTGGTGGTGCCGATGGGACTGGCAATCCGCCAGGACCGATACCCAACGCATTCTTAAATTTATCGGCGATCTCGTTTAGCTGCTGGATTTTTTCATCACTGAAATCCAGCGTGAGAACCGGTAGCTGGTTTCCCGCCATCAGAAAAGCCCTCTCGGCTGCTTGAATTTCAGCAGCTCACGCAACTGAGCCGCTGTTTTCAGTTCTATTCCGGTATTTGTCCAGATTTCAGGGAATCCTGTTCCTGCGCAGTGGTCGAGGATGTCGCTGATAACGTGCTCCCCGTCACGCCAGAACTGGCGACAGGCGTCGATGTCTGCAACGAAGCAATCCAGTCCGTAAGACTCAATGACGTAATTGCACTGCCCCACACACCAGCGACCTGCTCCATCACCGCTTTCGCCTGTGGAGGCTTGTTTATCGACGAGACGCATGTAAAAAAAACTAACTCACCGATCGCTTCATCAAGATCGATAACATCCCGCTCGATAGCAACATCAAGAGGCACGGTATCCCATCCTTTCCCCTCTACGGGATAGACCAGATTAGAAAGACGAATAATCTCTGTGACCAGCGTATTTTTAACTCCCTCGGCGTTATCCCATACGCCCAGGTCCTTACAGATTTTCTCCAGCATAAGATACGCAACACGAGGACCAGCCACCACGCCAAGCCCTTCAGAAAAAATAGCTGCGAAGGTTTTGCTAAGAATGTAAAAATGCTGGCGATAGACCTCTTTGGAGATCGGTACAGAATGAACGTAACCCGCCCCCATTTCTGTCTCAACAGGCAATACAAAATTCATATTTCGCGCAATTTTCATCAGATATCCCACATTTCTGAGTTGATGTAATAAGTGCCAGTGATGGTGATGGCCACACCCGGCTCGCCACCGGCGAAAGACATATCCTGGACGTTTGTGATCGCTGTATTCATCACCTCAAAATCACCGAATGTGCTGCTGTCTGAGTAGACTTTCGCATCACCGATCGCTGTATTGGCCTCCCATTGGGTTTTGTACTGCGCCCCCAGTGCCTGGCTACGCAGCAGGTGAACCTTTGCCTGCATAATCATGTAAGGTTGCGGCGACTGTACTGCCCCGGTCATTGCCGGCAGGAAATCAGTCATATTCCCCTGAAATACAAGTTCAACGCCTTCTTTCGCCAGATAAGACGCTGAAACGTTCAGTTCCGAGTGGTCAGTAAATTTAATGCTGGCGCGGACACGGTTAAGTACGCCAACGGGGATCATTGGATTTGGCACGGTTCAACTCCTTTTAAGAAAGCTGCATGGTCACGTTAATGTTGAAAATAATTGCGGTAAAACCACGCATTGGCGTATAGGTTGCAGAAAGTCCTGCATAACGACCGATACCGTAATCGTTCGGGTTATTTTTGACGTAGGTTTTAAATGGAACCGCATTAACCGGTGTTTGCCCGTTCACCAAACCGTATGCGACGCCGGTATTGAAAACACCCTGAGCACGCTGCTGAAGTCGGTCAATGCCGTCCTGGTTGTAATAAAGCGGGTTTATCGGGTTGTTGCTGCCGTTGATCACTTCATTAGCCAGCGCCATATCGACGTTGATCTGCACCCAGTCCACGCTATACCAGTACGTCATATCGTTACCGTCGCTGGTAACCCCTTTAACCAGAATGGTGTTGGAGATCCCTCCTTCCGCGCCGGTATCGACGTAGTTGATATTTTGCTCAACCATCGTAGTGAGAATGCTGTTTTTGGCCTGATTCGCGTTGACCGCCTGCAAATAGCGGAAGGCCATCGGAGGAACTTTATTTATTTCAGAAGGCGAGGCAGAAACAAAATTCCACATTGCGGCCGCTGCTGCGTTCGTAGTTGGATAAGTGTCGTCTGCCATTGCGACAATCGACTTAATGCTGCTGTACGGCGTGACGTAATTTGTATCGTCTGGGGTGTCTTCCAGAACGAAGAAATACTGCTTTGCGTCATTCGCGGTATACAGTTTCGCCAGCGTGATAAAGTCAGCATCACCTTTCCACGTCTCCGGCACCAGATACGCATAGAAACGCTTCAGAGGTTCCTGCATATATGCCTTCAGCGCATCGACCTCATCCCCCGTAACATCGTTTTGATAACCGAGTTCCAGCAAATAAGTACCAACAGAACTACCCTGAGCGAAGAAAGCTTCGACCGCGGTAACCAGCAGCTCACTACTGGCCAACGAAAACTGCCCAACCGTGGTGGGTGAACCATCAAGTGTTGAACCGCTATCTGTCCAGGTCAGCATCCCTGTCAGGGTAAGCGTTGCTGTATAGGTTCCATTCCACACTGATGGAGAGCAGCCAGAAATAGTAATTTCAATTTCGCTGCCCGGCACACGGTCGATAGTTACTCCCTGCGGAAGCGTCAATGTGAAATCAGAGCCATATGAAGAATTTTCTGCCGATAAAGTACCGATTGGGGTTTTAACAAGATCAGTAATATCTGAATCCTGAGTGAGCAGCACCGGTTTTCCTGGCTCCTGCAATGTGGCGCCAAAGGATAAAATGGCCGACATCTGCTGAAGATTTGACGGCGTAGCGCCAATCGTCTGCGAGACGTTAACGGTGACGATGTTGTATCCCATTATTTAACCTCGTAATTAAAAATGACTTCTTTGATAAGTTGCTGCGAAATGTCCCGCGTAGTGCCCTGGTAATAGTTCACTTCGAAGTCGATGGTTTTTTTCTTCGCCAGCGCGTTAATTTCGACCTGATTAGCCTTTGCATCCTGAACAATTGGCATATTCGTGATCCCGAATTGCTCATCCCAGAGCGCCTTTTCCACGACATAATCCAGAAAATTAAGCGCCTGTTCGTTGTTGAATCCGTAGAGCGTTACCCGCACCTGGTCCTGCGAAAACTGATAGCGTTGGCCGTCTAAAGTTTTCTGCGCAACCTGAAGCGCTACGGTTCGCGATACATCGACAGCGATGTATGGAGGTCGTAGATTTGATGGCACGAGAAATGAGGGGTATACCGTTGCAAACTGCTTGAACGACAACCAGACAGGAATGCTGTTAGAAAGCACCAGGTCAGTACTTATATCATCAGGGTCATCTATTATCTGCGACCGCATCGTTGGCAGGATCGCCGTTCCCCGGTAATGAAAAATGCCAGCCTGGGTATAACGACTCTCCATCCGTGAAAATGCGAACTGCGTACCATCGTATTCACCGAGATATACAGAGTTCGGATCCTGGATATTGAAATCGTCTATTTTCTCAATTGGCGTGAAAATAATACTGTTTACGTCGCGGGACGTTGTATCGTTCTGCTCAGTAACAACCTGCCTGTGCAGGCTCCCTTTTATCGTGCAGGTTAATGGGCTATCAGTAAGCCCTAACCGGGCCAATTCATCCGGGTTTACGATTGCAGCGTTGACCCAGTAAACAAAACCATCAAGCGGTAAAACCTGTTTCACATAAAGAGTGAAATTAATTTCCTGACCTGACGATATTGTTTCGACTGCTGACTGCAATACACCTGATAACTGGCTCCCGGTCTGCTCGGCTAATTCGTCAAGACTCGGCATCGTCACCTATCCATGCAACAAAAGATGATTTGAATAGACCGCCATCAATGAAGGACGGGCGACGCGGCCCCTTCTCCTGCTTCAGGCGCGAGTTTTTACCTTCCAGCGCGGCCTGTGTCGGCACACCATCTACAGCTAACCCTGCCATTTCCTCGCGTTCGAGAAAAATGTTGAACTGCTGCATAGTTTCCCCGAGCAATTCTCCCTGAGTTAACGGCGCACCATGCTGGATGTGATTGATAAGCGAATAAGCAACAGCTTCGCCCACCTCGGCGCAAATCTCGTCAGAGTGCGTTTCAAAAAAATGGGTGAAGAGTTGGTACCTGTCCTGAAGTTCTTCAGCGACTTCAAACGTGGTAGCCGACGTGTCGCCGTAGTCATACGGCATATCAATGACACCCAGACAGACTTTCACGGCGTGTACCCCCAAAGCGGACCCATTTCCATCAGTACCGCAATAACCTGACGACCATACGGATCCTGCATCATCATCAGGTCGGCCAGTGTCAGATTATTGAGCGCATCGCTGATAGCCATTGAACCCGATGTTCCCTGATCGGCAGCGGAATTAACCAGCCCGTACACTGGCGTATTCAGACCCAGCTTTTTTCGCTGTTCAATGAAGAAATCACCGGGGCCATAACGCAGCAAAAGCGAGCCACCAGCGTTATAAACGGTGTTCGTGTAGATAATGGGCAGGCACTCCAGCCCCAGATTTTTCGGGATAAGCTCAAGTGCCGAGCAGTAACAGCATTTCAGCGTGGGATCATCATCGGAAATAGCTGTTTCAGGTACGCCCATCACGCCACGAACGAATGCGAGGTATCCCTCAAACGTCGGGCGAATGGTCATTATTTTTGTACCTTTACCGTTTTATTCAGTTTCGGTGGGTTATCCTGTTCAACGTTGACGGCCTCACCGGTTATTTCAACGACAACTTCACCCGGTTTAGGCGTTTCGCCACTCTGCATGACAGCTTTATCAACAGCATTACTCATCGACACGGCGTTAGCCTCAAGAATAGCCTGAGACATATCGTCGAGATTTTCGGTTTTTTGCTCCGCATTCTCTTCGATACGCCCAACGGTCAGCGGCTTATCAATGGAATAGCAGATGCCAGAAAATGTTTTGTCCACTTTGTCGCAGCGCTGGAAACCATACGGCTCATGCTGTTTGATGATGTGGTGAATAACGTCAGACTGGTTATCGATCATGTGCTGGCCGCCAGCGGGGATCGTCACACCAAAGGACTGTGATTTTTCCGGCAGTTTGTAGTTGAACGTATGAGCCTGACGGGAGCAGTTAGCGATAAAAAGTTTCATGAATTTTCCTCAAAAAAATGGGGAGTGTTATCTCCCCAAATCCACCAGTTAAAACAACGAGGGTATTACGCGTATTTCGCAGAAAGCAGCGTCACGCCTTCAGAACGGAAGTTCCAGCCAGGCGTTGAGCGCATGGTGTACAGCGTGGTAATGCCTCCATCCGGCATCGGTGACGGGATTTCAGTCGGCGCAGCAACGTCGCAGAACATCACGTTCACAGCCTTCTGGTTCGGCATCAGAGTCGCGAAAATGTTGGTGTTGAGTTCCTGACGTGCCTCAGGCACAACCAGTTCCGGGTTGGTCACGATAATAAGATCGGTACCTCCGGCACCTTTACCAATCAGCGTGTCGTCCTGACAGAAGATCACATCATCACCGCTGGCACCGTTGGCAATATTTTTAATCATGGTACCGACAGTTTCAGTACCGCCACCCGGGCGTTGATAGCTGGTCAGTTCAACAACACCAGTCCATTCCAGCGCCTTCATGAACCGCTGAGGGCACAGAACAACGGTGGTCAGCGCCTGCCCCAGCAACATCATGCGGGTTTTCTGATCGGCAATCAGACCGAGGACAAACTTCGCCATTTCACCGGAGTCCCAGGTGGTGTACGAATCGTTGCCCTGGCTATCGCTGCCGAGGTTTACCGTGGTCGCATTTGGTGAGTTGGCGATCCCTTCGTTGTTGGATGCCTTCACACCATAAATGAGCATGTTGCGAAGCTGCTGCGCGTGACCCTGACGGTTAGCAAGTTGCAGACCGCTGTTAAGTGAATAACCCCAACGGCTTGCCGCATCAGTATCGAGATAGCTGTACTGAGAACGGGTCGAAATGCGGTAAGTCATCATCTGGTCATAGCTCGGAACGATGCTCGCAGACGGTAACTGGCCCGGCAGTGACTGGCCGACATGAGCCTGAGTCGTTGCACGAAGATATTTCTGGTACACAACCAGATCGCTTGAACCGATACGAGCAGAAGGTGCGCCGCCCGGGAGGATTTCAAATGCGCCGGAAGCCATGCTGTACTGCATGACAATATCCGGCTGCATCATGGAAGGCGATACCGTGGTAATCGCTGGTGCGAATGCGCTCATTAATAACTCCTTAAATCAAGAACAGGCCACAAGGCTTGCCGTTTTCCCAGACCACGTTGCCGCTGGTTTCTTTTTTCACTGTCAGGTTGCTCTGCTGGGAAACCATCAACAGGCTGATGTTCACTTTTGGGTTAGAGGAAGAACCACTGGAATACACATCCACGCAGTTTTCCGTCATATCCCAGACAAAACCATCAGCCCCGACTGGATCATCACCGGTGGCAAGCGCCGCGACTGCTGCGCTGATCGGCAATGGAATACGCGCACCTGAACCGACGCGATAGTAGTGAACCGAACCACCAGCCAGATAAAGCGGTACCGGGTTACTGGCAGTCGTGATGCCGTGGTACGCCTGGTTGAACACGGTAAAAGCATTGCAGACCGAAGCTGTTGCTTTTTTGATGGTTGAGCCGCTTACGTTTTCCGCGACAGTGGAAACGCACTCAACCACACCAATACCGCCCCATACGGGCGCATCGAGGTTTTTATCCAGAGTACCGGAGCAAAGTTGCAGGCGGATCGCAGGGTCGTCCTGCGCGTCACCCTGAGTCAGGCCACGCGATTCGACGTTAAAGCTGCCGGCAAATGAACCCTGTGTTTTGAACGGGTCGAAATTAATATCAGCCATGGTTGTTCATGCTCCCTGGAGTGTTGATTTTGACGAGGCGACGCCCCGGAGTTTTGAATGCTGCTAACCAGACGTTGGGATCGCCCTGGTATTCAGTAATGCGACGACCTGCTTCATCCATGCGAACACGCTGGTGTAACTGGCCCAGAGTGTTGTTCATTTCATTCTCGATGGATTTCCGCGCTTCGCCGTAAATAGCCTCTTCGAGAACAGAAAGGGTCGCAGAATCCGCAATTGCGCGAATGTTCACGTCTTTATGCTTTTCCGAGTGTTTTTGCATTCCCATCAGTACGCGCTTGCGGTAATCCAGCGCTTTTTCCCCGGAAAATGGAGTAGGTGCCTGTTTGCCACACGCAACGTAAGCGGAGTCAGCTTTAACCCTGGCCTCAGTCATGTCAGAGTCAGATTTGGCTTTTTCCTCCTCCTCAGCTTTGGCCTTTTCTTCATCAGCCTTGGCCTGATCAGCTTTTCGCTGCTCTTCTTCGGCTTCATCCGCTTTGGCTTTTTCCTCTGCCTTTTTCTGCTCTTCCTGATCGGCTTTTTCCTTTGCCTCTTTCTTTTCCGCTTCTTCCGCATCAGCGCGGGCTTTAATGCCGGATTCCAGCGAATCCATGCGTGCAGAGATCGTTTCAAATCCCTTATTCACGCCGCCTAATGCATCGCCAACTACTTTCGCGACGATGCTTTCGAGCATTTTCTCGTCCATATCAATGTCACCTTTGTTAGAAACCTCGACCCCTGTGGGGATCTTGTCTTTGTCCCACACTCCCAAAGAGCCGTGGTCCTCTGTTACCAGAGCGATGTGATCGAGCAGGAAAGGCACGCCTTCGATAAGGAAGTTCGTGTCACCATCCATTACTTCCACATTGCCTGATGCGTTGTTAAATACGACTGAAGGACTGGTCGAAACAGTTTCCTTCACGATCTGTTCAACGATGTCCCGTATGTAGATGCGACAAACCGCCCAGACTTCATCCCCTCGGATGTATGGCAACATCACCGAGCCGACGATTCGCTCGGTAAAATCCTGCTCCGTCAGGACAGCTTTATCAGGGTGATTAGTGATAACGGGCAACCCGTTACAGCGTTGAAGAAATGCATCGTTAAGGTAGAGATTCGGGTCGCGCCATACGTGTTCTTTCAGCCCTGTCCGGTACGCCAGCCCGGTTCCAGTAATGCGCAGGTTGACCAGCCACATGTTCGAAAACTTCATCGGAGAAGGCGCTGTGCCGTCCCGTATTCGCTGTGCTAATTCAAGCTCGGTTAAATTCACGTTTTCCTTTCTCCGTTAAAAACTCGACAGGTAATTTCTGCGGGGCATAAATCGGAAACACCTGACAACTGCAAAATGGCTCTTCGCCGGCAGCGGTAATTTCGTCGTAATAACCGTATTCGGGCTTAATCAATCCCTGCTGTACCGCCCAGGAGTCGCGGATCAGGTAAATAAGCGTGTCGCGGTGCTTGTGATCGACGCGATAGTCGTAGCCAGGCCGACGCCAGTTGGAATGCCAGCGAAACGCGATAGCGCCACCCTGAACGGAAAGCAGGTATTTCACGTTGCTCGCGAGTTTATGCCCCTGGTCGATTGCCACCCGGCGACTGATGAAATCCAGATCGGTGACTGATTTCCGAATAGTCGATTTCTGCGCGTTTTTATCAATCTCGCTCACGCCGTCCGGAGGGATAGACGTTACCCACCCCTGAAAACGCTGCACAGTACGTTCAATAGCCTGCTCACGGTTCAGTTTGATAAGGTTGGCGCTGGCAAAGATTCGCCGATCAAGCTCCTTACGGAGTTCTGGCTTAATCTTGTCGAGGGTGATTTGTTTGGGTCCGTCTGGAGGCTGGTCCCGTAAAGCGCCACCGTGAACAACGAGGCGGCTGTAAATAGAGGTGAGGTGCTTACGTGTTACATCATCGCTGGGTGATTCCCGACTGGCTGCCACCCGTAGTTTCTGACACCAGGAAAGCAATGATTTCTGGCTATCCCATCCGTTATCAACGTAATAATTAATCGCATCGGTCAGCACTTCGTAGAGGGTTTTAGGTTTCCTCTTCAGTTTCGTACGGCTGGTTCGTTTGTCCGCCATTATTCGGATCCTGCGGTGGTGGTGGCTGGTATTTCGAAAGGGCTTCTTTGTCGATGATCATTGGCGAATCACCGTAGGTTTCGGTGGCGTTGGTCACGCTGGCCAACCACTCTGCCGCCATCGCCCTGTTTTCGGGATCAAGCTGTTGCGCCATGATTGAGAACAATGCACCGGCTTGCTGTACAACCTTGCTGTCGCTCTCCCTGCGCTTATCCGGCGACTCTTCCACCAGCTCCTGCCAGCCCGCATCAAACTCACGCTCCCACATCCTGAAAGTTGTCTGATAATCCTCGGTGATAATGTCCGGATAATCGTTCTTCAAAGAGGTGTAGAAATCCTCATTCCAGGCGATGTAACGCACCAAGCGTTCGAAGTAGTCCATAACCGGCTCGATAACCTGACGAACACCATCGACATACTGGCTGATGGCTTTGGAATCCTCTTTCCCCTCCCCGAACCCATTGGAAAATGCTTCCTCTTTGATAAGGATTGCGGGAACATCACTACCAGCCGAAATGTCGCTGATAATGTTGTCGCGGGCTGTAGAGAGCGCTTTATCGATGTTCTGAAGGTTCAACGATTCGATATCGTCTTTCGTGCCAATACTGAGCACCCCTTCATTTTCCGAGATTTTGACGTTTTCCCTTTTCTTACCTGTGGCTGCCGCCATGATGCCGCTGGCTACCGAGCCGTTCTGTTCGGTTTTGGCGACAAGCACGCCCGCTTTTTTAGCCACAAGGTTGTTTGCCACCATCGTTCCGATATAAGACTTCATCGGGTACAGAACACGCTGAAACACGCTGCGGCCAGTAAAGCCGAACGTTGAGTTCTGGTATTCGAGGTAAATCGGTGTGCCGTTGAATATTTTCAGCGTGCGCGATGGATGCCAGCTTTTTGACGCTATTTTCAGCGTTGCATTCGCCTGCTGAAAGAATCGACTATTCGGGTTCTGGTCGGTGACCATGCTGCCGGCAGCATTAAGCGGATCCCAGACGTTGATATAAACGTCTTCTTCTCTCAGCCCAAAAGTCGGTAGCGGGTCTTTGCACGTCACGCCATCCGTCCCCACACCGATCGCGGCAGCACCATAACAACGGGACACGTAAAAAAGATTCTTTATCTTCTCATTGAGCCCCATACGCTCCCACACTTCACGAAACTGGCGAACAACACGTTCATCCGGGTCCGTTTCGACGTTATAGGAGCGCGGTTTGCACATCGCCATGTTGATCGGCTTTTCCACCAGCTTCCCGCCGAGGGGATGGAACTGCCAGAGCAGCTTGCAGGTGTTATAGCCAACATCGGTACCTGGCTTGATAGCGTCGCTATCGAGTATCTGCATTAGCTCAGAGCTAAGGTTGGTATTGATCTGAATTTCTGCCATTACAGAAGTCCCTGTTTACAGTGCCTCGTAGTTCCCGAACGCGATGATCAGGCCGTACGTGTAGCAGTCGAAAAGGTCATCAGCGCGTTTATGCGCTTTCGGGTCGGCCAGGTGGAAACCGGCAATCTGGCGCCAGAGGTGGTTAGCGGTCTTTTTCTTAAACTCGACCGTTTTATCGAAAGCAGGTTTGGCGATCTTTGCTTTTTCCTGCCAGTGATGACCGGACGCCAAAACTGCCCTTTCGTCTTTCCCCTTAGAGGTCAATACCGATTTTATGGGCTTCATATCCCATTCTTCGGTTTCGGCTTTCTGGTTGAGGATGGCACCCATTGCAGCGTCTTCCATGAAAACGCCCTGGCTCCCATGACGGGGGCGGCAAATCTTCGCCAGCCGTTCGAGGTTGTTGTAAACACCCGGCATATATTCCGGGAGTAACGACGCTTTAATCTGCGTCACATCCCAGTCAATGATGGTCAGCCGCGGTTCTGAGTAGGTTTCTTCATAAGCGAAGTAAACGAACCCGGTGCCGTCGTTTTCGGTACCGCCTTTCAGTGCGGTATCAGCCACCGCGAAGATCATGTCGCAGGTAGTTGGCATATCGACGGGCAGGCCATCCACCAGCAGTTTATTCACGTCCAGCAACGCTTCTTTCGACCAGTCGATAAACTTGGCCAGAAATTCCTGCTGCCATACACGGGGGTCTGTAGTTCGCTCTATCTCCGCCAGCTCATCTGCCGGAAGGTGAGGGTTTGATGAAGACGGTGCATGATGCTCATGGAAGCCGTGAGCCGGGTCGTTACAGATGGCGTAGAAAAAGTTCTGATCGTTAATACCGTCAGGTGTGGAAAATACCCAGGCGCGGCCACGATAATCCACCAGCGTTGGCTTGATAGCGCGGGGCCAGATTTCTTCCAGCATTTCCGGTGATTTGGTAAACGCAGCTTCATCGATCAGGACGCAATGATATTTACGGCCACGGCCTGCCAGTTTGTTATCGTCAGTAACCCAGAAATCTATCTTGCCGCCATTCTTCAACAGAATTCGCTTCTCACTGCGAGACTGCGTTTTGATCAGCGGCTTAAGGTATTCGACTAACTCGTCAAAGATTTCCTGATATTGACGATATTGCGCGGTAAAAATCCCCACGCGACCGGCTATAGATCTCTTGGTACCAGGTATTACAAATTTATTGGTGACATAGCTTATCGCTATATCAACCAGCATTACTGTTTTGCCCCACCGTCGGCCACAACGAATCGCGTTGTATCTGTGCTCAGATCCTGCCGTCCAGACGCGTAGTTGCTCGGAATGCAATTCCGGTAAGAATATTTCCGCCACGATACACCCTGCTTATTCAGCGCCTGGCGGCTTCAGCGAATTGTGAATAATGATCTGCTCGTTACCGTTCGCTCCATTACGGAGGTTTTCGATTTCGGCTTTGATTTTTTCATTGCTCAGGCGGACACGTTCGATTTCGAGTAACCGAAGTTCTCTATCCTGTTCGCTGGAGGCCAGATTGTGGAAAGCTGCAAGGTTTTTCAGTGCAGCGTCCTGGTCACGCGTCATGACCTCGATGCCGAATTTAGTTTTCTTCACCCCGGCGATAAGACGACGAGCCGGGCCTACTAAATCCCGCGTATCAGCAAGGAAAACATCTTCGATGCCCTCACCTGCGCATTTAGGACAATCAGGGTTGGGGTCGTCGTTAGCCACAAAACCAAATCCACCTGACTGATCCGGCGGCGGCTTGCTGTCATTCGCTGCTTTGGCGGCGGCCTTGTCATACTCGGTTTCATCAATCCACTGATAACGGTTATCGAATCCCCAGCAGTAACGGCAGCACACACGGCGCATCTGAGAAATCTCGCCGGGATCGGCAATCGCTATTTCATGCCAGTGCCTGAGAATATCCTGGGCGTTTAATATGGCCTGCTCGGTTAACTGCTCAATGCCCTGGTTAATGGCTCTCGCCACCGCTGGCTTGCGATACAGCATTCGGGCGTTTCTGTCGCCTCCGGTATAACCTGCCTTCCGGTATGCCTCGTACTTATTGCGGCACTCCAGATAGTAGGAAACGAACAGTTTTTCTTTATCCGATAGATCTGCGCAAAAAGGGGATCTTTCGGGATCAGGTTTTGCGCAGTTTTTTACTGCCCTCCCTTTTCCCATTCCCTGCTCTGGAGCAGCTTTATCAGGATTCTGCGCAACTACCTGTGCAGTTTTTTTTTGCGCATTATTCTGCGCAGACTTTTTTATGTAGCGGCGGGCTGTGTCGTAAACCAATCCCTGCTGTTCACACCAGTCTTTCAGCTTTATACCCGTACTGGCGTGAGCGGCAGCAAACTGAGATTGCAGCGCCTTCCAGTCGGGTTTGCTCATCAATCACTGTCCTTACTGCGCGAAAGTCTCATCAGCTCGTTATAGGCGTATACGTCACCGTTACGGGCGCGTTTGTATAACGCCCCTCGCAATTCGGCCTCGCCTTTAGCCGTCCCGATACGGATGGCCTCGCGAAATAGCGCTAACCTCTCCCTGTCCTGCCTCAGTTCGTCCATATCAATATCGAGCACGTCTGCAATCTGCTGTTCCGTCAGACGACGGGCGGCCAACGCCTCTACTTTTTCACGAACGAACATAAGCACCTCTACGATTTGATATGCAGTACCATTCCGTAGTCATTAGTGCCGGCAGGCAGTTCAATATCCTCTTTCAGGCGAAGGCGCAGTTTTTTGAATCCCCGATAATCAACGTAATGATGGACACGCCCAAAGCGGTACGTCATACGGGAAATATCGGGGTGCATCTCAACCTGCATTTTGCTTTTGTTATACGTACCCTCTTTCGCGTAAAACTCAGCAGTGTTTCCACCCTTTGTTTTTTGCGTCTGGATTTTCTGTTGCAGGAACGCATTGAACTGAATCGTGCACCATCCCGCCTTCAGCATTCTCAGCGATAAATCCGTATCCTCGTTGTAACGCCCTCTCCACCGAAACGGGAGGTCATTACGAATGAGGTTGCAGGAGTAAATGCGGGTATTGGTAACGAATGGCGGTTGCTTATCCCTCTCCGGAGCAAACATGGCATAGTTAGGCCCAGCCATCCCCACGTTTTCGTACCGCTGCACAAAATCCTCCATACAGCGGAAAATGGTTCCGTCACCCACACGGATCCGCTTGTTTTTATGCAGGCGGAAAAAATGCCGGATGTTGTCGTCCATTACCCAGTGCCAGGCGTACCCGTTGGCAATCGAGTGATCCCACGCAAAATTTCGCGCAGCTCCCGGGCCGACACTTTTTGTCAGCCCCAGATCGTCAAAGGTGTCATAGTCACGCTGGTATTGTTTATCGAGCACCAGAATATTTTTCGCATCAATGACCGCGGCGTACTGGTCATATTCTGTTTCCTCGATCACGATGTGATACGGGACACCGATATGTTCCAGCGCTTTCGCCGTCATGCGCGTATCTGCCCGGCCTTTACTGACGATATAAATCGGGTAATTAGGATTCATCGCTGATGTATGCCTTATTCACCGTGGATTCCCGTTTATGCTCCGGGTACCAGATATATTTCGTTTTTGCCGTGATCTGCTGCTGCACAAGCTGAGCGAACAGCGCAACGTCAGCGTCCGTTTCGAAATGCACGATAAGCTGCCGGACTCCGTTGTTGTTCTCCTGGTCAAATGCCGGCATTCCCACCCAATGATCTCTCGGATCGTCTGGCTCAACGCCCAGGATATCCCCCAATTCCAGATCACTGAATCCCAGAAGCCCGACGTCAAACTCAACGTCCTGCAATGCCTCAATTTCCAGTTTAAGTAGCTCACCATTCCAGCCAGCATTCAGCGGAAGCCGGTTATCAGCTATCCGGTATGCCGCCTTTTGTGCGTCAGTGAGCCCTGAAAGTGTAATTGTGGGAACGGCAGCAATTCCCATCTGCTCGGCGGCCAGTACCCGGCCATGCCCGGCAATAATTTCGCCGCATTCATCAATAAGTATCGGGTTCGTCCAGCCAAACTCCTCAATGCTCGCCACAAGCTGCAACACCTGCCGATCGTCATGCGTTCGGGCGTTGTGAGCATATGGGGTTAAATCCTTTAACGGTCGATAGACGATTTTCAGTTTCTCGGTCATATCTCCGCTCTCTGATAAAAAAGCAGTAACGATCAATGCGCTGGGTGCGCGGCGGGTACCATTACGGCTTTAACAATCACTATCGGGCACCATCGTAATGACACCCTGTAGTGGCTGCTGTTTTAAATCCGGCAAAAGGCATAGCTACCAATGCCATCACGACCAAGCTCGCTCTCGCGGTTGTTGTGCTCCACCAGCTTAAATCCGTTGGCCGCAAACCACTTTATGAGTCCATCATGAGTCCAGTACCAGATATGCTCATCACGGCGGAAATGACGGGACCGCAGTACATGCTCTGCGCCCTCAAAGATGGGTACTGAAACAAATACCCATTTTTCCGCCCGAGCGATGGCAACCTCTGGCCGATCGATATGTTCCAGGGAATCCCAGAACGTCAGCGCCGGATATCGGTCATGGTATAAATGCGCCCACTGTCCTCGCGCTTTCAGCCACTCAACGCCCGCAGGATTTACATCAAATCCCTTGGTATCCGGCCGCGCTTCAACAAATTGCCCCGCACCGATGCCAACATCCAGAACAACACCGCTGTAATGTCGCGAAACTAACTGGATCCGCGCCGCAGTCAACTCTCTACCGAGTTCGGTATCGGCCAGTTGCTGGTATCGTGAAAAATAATCTTCATCGTACGGTCGATGGGCTTTCGGTACCGGGTAACGACCAATACCCAATTCAGGCAACCAAGCCAGGCCGTGTTTGATTTGCTCAGAGAAATACTTCATGCGGCCACTCGCTTTCGTGATGCCTGGTAGACGTTTTCGATAAATGACTGCACCCGTGAAAAAAGCCCGCTGATTGTTTTGTCACAAGCGTGTTTCATCTCCTGGCACCGGCAATAGTTATCCGGGTATACAAACAACGCGCGGGATAAATCCATACAACGGGGATCGGTAACTTTAGAGTGGTGATTATTGCCGCCATTGCCGCCCTGCAAGCAGATCATCGGTTTACCGTAAGCAAGCGCAGCGTGCATAACGACACATGCACCCGTAAGCACTATGTCGGCCCTTTCCACCAGCGCCAGCATCTGCGTGATAGAAAGCTGGCCATCATGCAGTTTCCGATGCGCGAAAGGTTCCAGATCAGGTATCCACTCCAGACCAGGCTCGTTATCTGCAATGCTGAGAACATGAAAACCACGTATCGCCAGTAACCGGGAAACTTCATCTACATATTTGTTCAGCGGCCCGCGGCTGGCATTGTGCCACTCAGTACGTTCTGTGGTGGGACGTATAACGGCTATTGGCTTACCGTCCGGTACCGGAATATCCGGCGCATGATAATGCGGTAAATCCATCGCTGCCGGCCGAGTGCCAAACTGCTGTTGCATTGCGTCGAATATGCTCCCGGCCTGAAGATGGCCATTGCCGTAAAAAATGCGCTGACGGGGGATGCCTGGCGGTTCAGGTTCAAATCTCACCGATGTGCTTTGCTCGTTCTTACGCTGCGTGCGCAATGGCGTATTGGCCTTCACGAAATGCAGGTTCGGGATCCCGGCGTAAATTTCCGGAAGTGGCGTTCTCAGCCATACCTCTTTTCCCTGCTTGACCAGCGCCTTAATGAAGCAGCGCTGGTTGATATTGTCACCGATGCCGTGCATCCCGTCGAAGTACAGTTTTCCAGGCATAAAGTGCCGCCTCAAGTGGTAAACGTTTAAAGCAAGTCAGCGCGGTCTCGCGTGACGCGTTGATAATTTCCACGCCCGGCAGAGCACCAGCGAGAGAAGAAAAGTCGGTGTGCCAGCGCCCTACTTCGCGCGGTACCGGATTATGCATCGTTGCCGGGTGGCGCCCATGCCAGTGTGCGCCGTTCACCAAAGTGCAGTCATATCCGAGAAGAATCACCCTCTCTGCGCCGAGGTGTGCGGCGAGTTGAATGGCACGCTGCCCGGAGTTGAACGGCCCATTGTCTGATGGGGTGAAAAGCTTCACGCCGAACCGGGCATGAGCCCGTTTACTCTGGGTCCATAGTTCGGCGCTGGTTTCCAGCGAATCGTGGTAATGGTCCCACCAGGTGAAATCGGCAGCGAAAATGTGCCGACAGTCTGGCACGGCCCTCCAGCTCGAATTAACTGCAATGACCGGGTAACCGGAGCCGGAGGCCTGTGCGCAGTCGTTCGCCGTCAGCGACGGGCCGCTGGCGACGCAGATATAGGTTTGGGTCATAGGGAATGGTTGATCAGGTTGGCATTATCGCAGGCACTCCAGGAAATGCCTGCTGTAATGTCAATCGCGTAGGAATTTTTCAGTGCGATGGACTTTTTCGCCCTGGAGCAACTCTGCGTGGGTCGCCGTAACAATCACCGAGTGATGAGGATGAACGTTTTCCGCCAGCCATTTGATCAGTGGTTCTGAAGCTTCAGCAAACGAGTCCACATCCTGTTCGTAGACAGGGCTGCATTTGATTTCATCAACTCGATAAAGCCGAATGGCTTGAAGTTCCAAGGAATCAGGGGTCGGGGCAAGAGAAATAAATTCGCTACCGTGAAGTTTTTGCGGGTTGACCTGATCCTTTGAATAGCCGGTAAAGAATGGTTGTCTTTTTTCCGCCAACATTTGCGTTATCACAGATTTAGGCTGCTGCTCGAATAGCTCTACTTTCCAGTATTTGACCAACTTAATTTCCATTATTTGTTCCTGTCACTTTGTCGTAGGTTCGTTCGCAGCTTGATCCCGCTGCATAGCGTTCATCAGCCTCTTTTGCATAGATGCCCGCTCTTTTGTCAGATTCGCCAAGCAGCTCGGCAAGCACTCTTGTGGTCTCGGCTTTTGCCGCGCCTGCTGCTGCAATTGCGGAAATGCGGCCGGTTTCACTTCCTGCGAGCTGCCTGCGTAGCGTGGCGAGTTGTTGCTGCAACCCATCACCAGCCCGCTGAGCAGCGTCAGCATCAGCCTGTACTTTTGCCAGTTCCTCATCTGCACGTTTCCGTTCCTCGTCTGCCGCCTGCTGGCGTCGCCGTTCTTCGTTTCGTTCGGCGACTTCAGCATGCAGCGCCGCGGTAGAATCAACCAGGTCACGCTGCGACCATTTCAGGTTCCATTTGCTATTTGTCGAATCGACACCGAAGCTATAGGCACGCCATAACGAAAAAGCCACCAGCAACGTGATCACCAGTGGCTTCCAGTATTTCTCGGCTATGGCAAGCAGCGCACTCATACCAGTACCGATTTCGCTTTTTCGTAGCGAGCTTTACGGTCATCAAGACCATTGGTACCGCCATTGATGATTTTTGTTACTGCCGTAATATCGCCACTGCGTTTCAGGCAACCTTTTGAGGCAAAGAACCACGCTGCCGAACGGGCCGCATATTCGTCCTGCTCCAGCAACTGCGGAACCAGTAGCAAATCGGTACCCAGGCCAGCGCCGCAATCCCGGTAATTGTCGTGTCCGGTAATCTGAATCAGGCCGCGACCGCGATAATTCCAGCCATCGCTTTCTGCTATATTCCCCATGCGGTGGGCGTAAACAATATTTGCAATTGCTTTTTGATCCGCCGGATGATCAGCAGTGCGGCCGTATCGCTGAGCAGTATCGCCGGGGAAATATTTCCCGAAAGTTGCTTTTAAGCCATCAGCAGAATAATTCAGGTTTTCCACAATACGTGTGAAACCTCCAGACTCATGCCCCACCTGAGCGATAAACATCGCCTGATCATCGGAGGAGGCTATGCCAAATTCTGCCATAGCCGCATCAATTGGCTGAAACCAACGCGCAGCTAACTCGGCGCTGATATTAGCCGCCTTCTGAAACTGTGATTTATTCATTGAATTACCTTAGCTATTTATCCGAACTGGCTACATTCCGGTTAAAAACACGCATCACATTCCCTTTTGCAGAAACGATAAATATGGTCAGCATTACGTTGATCACCGTTTCTGATGGATTTGCTACGGTATATTCACCGGTAAGAATTTGGATAGTTACTGAGCCACAGGCGATGATCAGCACTAACGCCAGAAACGCGCCAATACGTTTGTGTTTCGCCCCTTTGCGCTGGAATGTACCGAGGGTTGTTGCGCTGACTGCGCAGGCGAGAGCATTAACGATCAGGAGAAATTCATTTAACGTTACCATCCCCACTCCCCCCGGATATCAGACGGCTCAGGATTGTTTTGGGGTCGATTTTCCGCAACGAAATCAGAATGCAGACACCAACCGCTGCCGCTACAGTAGCGCCAAGCCAGTTACCGATCGTTACTCCATCAGGAAGATGCTTACCAAGCATTCCATTCAGGATCGCTGTCGTAAAATCGGCACCAAGTATGCCTATGAGAAACGACGCCACGAAATAACCGACCTGCGCAAACCTGCTCAATTCCTGCGATGACAGAACATAAACAACCGCACCAGCAAACGCCCCGACATAAACCCCGGCAGGAGTATCAGCGAAGAGGCTAGCAAAAGTAACGCTGGTCAGGGTTAACGTCGTAGCGGTGACGGCAGATACAGGTTCACCCACCATAGCCCCCTAATTTGAATACCCACATCAGCGGGCATGAGTGATAAAAAAGCCCCGAAAATCCAGGAGCGGAAACGGGGCAAGGCGTTGCACAAAATGACCTGTCAGCGGCCTTAATAATGCCTTCGATCGGAAGCATGATAAGAACACTGTGTGGTGCAGATACAAAAAAGCCCCGGCATATACCAGGGCTTGAGATTTTTGATGGTGCTTATCGTTCCAGAACAGTTATCGCAGCTTCCATCGCTTTACGCATGTATTCAGTATGACCGTGATCACCAGATAAAGCCGTCCTGAGTGCATTTGCGATATTGTATTTCTTCGTTTCTACGTCGGTATCACAAAGAATAAACACCGCATCCCCCACAATCCGGCACATCTCGTTATAAAGCGCCTCTGACTCTTCACCGTGCATAATTTCACCTTTTTAGCTATTTTGGCGATAGTACCTTCAGAAAGTAGCGCGAATGTGGATCCAAAGCAAAAAACCCGCAATTAAGCGGGTTTATACAATTTTGGCAAAATATCAGAATTACGCTAAATATGGCTTATTTCGTTGCATTTTGCAATAGCGTCCATTCAACCTCTTCTGGAATGGCTTCGCAATGGTGGTCAAGAGTGTGCTGCAATGCTCCTACATCCAGCTCGTCGAACGCACGTTTGAAGTGTGCCCAATGAGGCGCGTAGACGCGAAGCCATGTTGAAGGGTTTACGCTCATCAACCTGGCTAACGCCGCTCCAGCGTACTCTTTGTATGTGTCATTGTTTCGCGTGGCGGCAACGTCCTGCGCGGCAAGCCAGATAAGCGAAATTAACCGCTTCTTAGTTTTATTCAGCAGGCCAGTCGGTAGATATTTTTGATGTCCGTTCCAGATTACCTCGCATATTAGCGTCTGATAACGGAACGTCAGATCGAAGCCGTAGCAATACTTTAGCCAAGCCTGCTCGTACTCTGGCAGGAAATTAACTGCGCGGCGCCACGGTGCTCCGGCAAACTCATAATCGTTAATCGGTGGTAATGGCCTGCGGCGGCTACGTGTCTCAAGCACGTACAGTGACGTGTTCTCTGCCTTAACCTTTCGACCGTCATCAAACTCAACCATGTGGATCTGTTTGCGCGGGCAGCGGTCTTTCTCCGCTGGTGGATGCTCACAAAATGCCTGCAATTGCCCTTTCGTTTTACCTGAGTTATCCATCAATGCGCGGGTAAGCTCAATCCGGGCGTATTCAATTAATTGCGGATCCATCAGATAAAACCCTCTTTTTTCCAGATTGTGAGTGTGCGAAACACACCCTCAGCGTGCATTAACCGCAGTTCTTCGCGGGAATATTCTGTTTTGATTCGACCATCTACGGCATCATGGCAACAATTGCAGCCAATAGCGGCTACCAAATCATCAGGCTTAATCCCCGTTCCACATAAACCCGGCATACGATAATGAGTCAGGACGCTGGTTTCCGGGTTAAAGTTACAGACACCAGGCACACGAATTGTGCATTCCCGGCCTTTGGCTTGTTTGCGAAGATTCACAGATCGAGACATTGTTGACCGCCTCCCTGCTCCAGCTTCAGGCCGTTCTGATATTCATTACTGAATCCCGCCCAATGGGCGCGGCGTATTGTTATCCCTTGCCCTGGAGAATAAATAATGCGGCGTACCGTCTGGGGATAGGCAGGGAGTTCACGAATGCAGATTGGGCAATGATCAACTGTTTCAATCTGGCAACCCTTCCCGCGGCTGCATATGTGTATCCTGGCCTGCTGCATGGTACAGCTACTGCACATTGGTGCATCGCAGGTATATGGGTGAAGTGGGTCTATGAACTCCTGTCCGTCTACAACTTTCGGTGGGTAGCCGAGACGCCCATCGCACAATAGCGTCGCTGGTGATCCACAAAACATGCAGGGTTCTTTTTTCATGCTGCCACCCCGACCAACTTTATTGCCGCACGCTGTATCTGAGTCAGGATCATGCGGCCTGTGGATTCAAGTTCTTCACGGCTGATGTAGCTCGTCGCTTGGCCCGTCCATGTTTTATCGAATATCGCAATCGCCATACCGAAACCGGCAGAGGATTCAGACGGTTCTCCTTCTGCGGGAATGTACCAGTCAGGAAGGTCAAAGCTGATGCGGCCACGGACGAAGGCTATGTGATCAGCATTCTCCGGCCACCAGCTTTCGCTTGTTGCTGACTTAATGAAAAATACATACCTCCCGCCCAGTTCCCGCATCGCAGCGGCGTGCTGCATGATCGGCACCATCCCCGTGATGTACTCACCTTCAAATTGTTGAGCACGACTGTATGGCGGGTTAGCGTACGCGGCACCACCGAGGAATCCGAGGCGAGCGGACCAGTCCTGCACCAGCGCATTATCTTCGGCGGTGTAGTAGTTATCACATTTGGTGTTGTGGTCGTCGGCAAACAGGTCAAGTGAAAACGGGCCAAATTTGGCGTTTATTCCCCACCAAATCGCATCTGGTGTACGCCACTGATCGCCGACTTCTTTCAATTTGTGAGACTGACGGTTACGCAGCGCTTCGAGTGATTTACAGTATGGATTAAGGTTCACGCGGCATACTCCAGTAACTGAGCAGCAACGTTTTCGACTTCGGCTGGCGATGAGAATTTACGGAACAGGATCCAGTTCCAGAGTACATTCAGCGTTGATTTATAGAATTGCTGGAATTCAATTTCGTCCATTTTGGCAAAGGAAATCGACTTCGCCCGGCGGTTGCGGCTGCCATCAGGATAAATGTGCTCAGTGTAATACCCAGCCTGAATGGTCACCCATTCGCGATAAGCTTCGAAGGATTTGAGCAGGGCAATATCACGCGTACGAATATGGGCTGCATCAGCGAGGTACTGTTCTGCGGCGTCGGAAAGCGCAACACTATGCTGCTGGCCCACCTGCCGGCAGAGAAAATCGACGAAGCCGTTAACCAGCTTTTGCTCTTCAGGAAGAATAGCGCCGCCGGTGGGTGTCCAGTAATCAAAGCCAAGCTGAAGGAGTTTGAAAAAGCGTTTGTGAAACTGGTAGTTGCGGACACGCTTAAAGTCGGCGTGAATCCACTCACCGATTTTGATGCGTTGCAGAAATTCGCTGGCCTCGGGCGTTGCCGGGGTCAGGGTTTCGGGGCTAACTTTTTGTAGTTGAATCTGTGCCATCGGTTTTCTCCGGTGACACAGTGGTTTCTCAGCAGGTTGTTCAGACCTGTGTATAGATTATAGTGGATTATCAGCATCATCAACAGCCGATATTCCGGCAGTTTTCCGCGCTTCAGCCATCTGCTGCACACTGGTTACAAATTCATCAGGGCGCAGCACAAAGCCATAAACAACATCGCCGTATTCGTTCCTGTAAAGCACAACGGGTCTTGTGCTGTTGTTCAGGCCACGAATTAAGTGGTCAGGTATGATCATCACTTTGCTCCA